GTCCGCTATTCGTGGTGGAGATTTAGCATGGATATTTAAGAGCTTTAACCCACCGAAGAGTGCTAACAACTGGGCAAATCAGTATTTGCAAGAGCCAAAAGAAAACAGGCTCATTACAAGAAGTACATATCTGGACGTGCCGAAAGAGTGGCTAGGACAGCCGTTTATTGACGAAGCGGAACACCTAAAAGAAATTAGACCAGAGGCATACGAGCATGAATACATGGGCATTGCTAACGGTAACGGTGGGGCAGTGTTCGAGTATGTAGAAGTAAGAGAAATTACAGACGAAGAAATAGCACAGATGGACCGCATATACCAAGGCGTCGACTGGGGTTGGTATCCAGATAAATACGCATTTACGAGGACATACTACGATGTGGCACGAGAAACGATCTATTTTATAGATGAGCATTGTGTAAATAAGCGGTCAAACGAGCAGACAGCCGACTGGATAAAGAAAAAAGGCTATAACGATTATGCGATCATTTGTGATAGTGCAGAGCCTAAATCTGTAGAGGACTATAGAAACTTAGGTCTTGTGGCACAGGCAGCAGTTAAAGGACCAGGGTCGGTCGAATATGGAATGAAGTGGCTACAACGTAGGAAGATTGTGATTGACCCACGGAGAACACCATACGCATACAAAGAAATTACAACGTATGAGTATGACAGAGACAAAGACGGTAACATAATAAGCGGATACCCCGACAGAGACAATCATGCTATTGATTCGTTGAGATACGCATACAACAGAGTGATTATGAGGAGAGGGGAGAACGCATAAATGGGTATATTTAGCAGAATGAAAGAGATATTAAGTAACCTTTTTAGGCAAAAGGCAAGAGACGAATTTAAGATTGATACTGTTACCAGTCCAGAGATGCAGAGAGCTATAGAAAAATGTGCATACATCTATAAGGGCAGTCCGTACTGGTTAGACAAGGACGAGCATATAAAGACTATCAACTTTGCAAAAGCTGTATGCAGTGAGACAGCACGCCTTGCTACACTTGCGATAGGCATAGAGATAGATGGCAGTGCAAGAGCTAATTGGTTGCAGGATCAGATAGACAAAGAACTAGAGCAGGTACGACACCATGTAGAATACGGCTGCGCATACGGTACAGTTGTATTAAAGCCTAACGGCTCAAGTGTGGACTTGATCACGCCAGAAAACTTTATTGTAACGGACGAAAGCAATGGAGAGATTCAAGGCATCGTGTTTGTGCATAGAGAAATCTCCAGTGACAGCAGGACGTATTATACAAAATTAGAATATCATCGGTACATTGAAGATGTGTACCAGATAACAAATCGTTGCTATGCATCCAAAGATGCAAACGATACAGGAAAGCTGATTGACATAGACGAGACACCTTGGCGTGGAGAACTAGAGGATGTAGGACTTGCAAACTTAAACGGACAACGCCTGTATGCAGTTCTGAGGACACCGCAGGCGAACAATGTAGACCTGCATTGTAGTTTAGGCTTACCTATCTTTTACGAAGCAATAGAGGAGCTAAAGGACTTAGACACCGCATACAGCAGGAACGCAACGGAGATATTCGACAGTAGGCGAATGGTCCTTATTGATTCTGATAGGTTAATGGAAAGTGGTGCACCTGTGAAAGATACGCAGGCAGGCGTTGAACGAAGCAAGAAGCGTTTGAAACTACCAGAATACGTTAAAAATGTAAATGGTACTGGTTTAGATGGCTTCTACCAAGAAGTAAACCCAAGTCTTAACACCGACACACGATTGACAGGAATCAATGCCCTGCTGTCACAGATCGGGTATAAATGCGGATTCTCTAACGGATACTTTGTATTTAACGAGACAACAGGCATTCAGACCGCTACAGGCGTAGAAGCAGAGCAACAGAGAACAATACAGTTTATTAAGGATGTGAGGGACAAGCTACAGTTCTGCATGGATGATTTAATCGCAGCACTTAACATCTTTGCTGATCTGTACCAATTAGCACCAAGTGGACCTTATGAGACCGTGTACGACTTTGGAGACATTACATACAACGAAGATGAAGATAGAGCGAGATGGTACAGCTATGTTACTTCTAATAAGATTCCGTTCTGGTATTATTTAGTTAAATTTGAGGGATTCAGCGAAGAAGAAGCAAAAGCACTCGAAGAAGAAGCACAACCGAAAGAGCCAGACTTATTCGGTGCAGGAGATGAAGAATAATGCTAACACCAGATTATCTATGGTACGTGCCAGAAAAGGCAGAGAAGCAGGCGGAAGAACTGCATAACAAAATTGTATCCGTCATTATCGAACGAATGATGATAAGGCTAGGACGTGGGGAAGATTACCTTTTTACTCCTATTGACAAGTGGCAGATGGATGTATTGCAGGATGCAGGGTATATCTTGCAGGCGGTACAGAAAGAGATTGCACAAACAACAAAGATAGGAATTGATACAATCGCACAAACAATGAAAGAAGCAGGTATAAAGGCTATAGAGTGGGATGATGCAGTATATAAAAAGGCAGGTCTTGAACCAAAACCACTCGGGGAAAGTCCTTATCTACAACGATTATTGCAGAGGAATTATGAAAAGACCAAGGGAGAGATGCATAACTACACCGGTACAATGCCGAACGCCTGCCACGATAACTACATAGATGCAGTGGACAAGGCATATAACCAAACTGCAAGCGGTACAACAAGCTACACAGAAGCGGTCAAAGAAGCTGTTAACGACATTATAGACAAGGGTGCAGACATAACATACCCTAGCGGACGTAGAGACAGCATAGAGACAGCTACAGCGAGAGCGGTCCGTACTGGTGTAAGCCAGATGGCAGCAGATATTACAGACGCACGTATGGACGAGATGGATTGGGATATTATCCTCACATCTGCCCATCTGGGAGCCAGAATCGGAAACGGTGGGAATAATTTAACTAATCATTTCTGGTGGCAAGGCAAGTTTTACAGCAAAAGCGGTAATGACCCAAGATTTCCGCCTTTTTCGGTCTGCGGTATGGGAAACGTGCAGGGAATCCATGGGGCAAACTGCCGACACTCCCACGGTCCGGGGGATGGAATAAACAATCCGTTCGAGGACTTTGACAGCGAAGAGAATCGCAAAGAATACGAGAAGAGAAAACGCCAGAGAGAGCTTGAAAGACGTATCAGAAAGACGAAACGGCAGTTGATCGGCATGAAAACGGCTGTGGATAATACAAAGGACGAAGCCTTAAAGCATGAGCTTGATATGGAATATCAGAAAAAGGCTGCACTGTTGCAGAAACAGAATCAAGCCTATAAAGACTATTGCAGACAGAACAATTTGAAAACCCAAAACGAAAGACTCAACACCGCAGGATGGGACAGAAGTCAAGCATCATCCGCTAGAGGTGCAGCAACTAGATATAATAATGCACGAGGTAAATAATTTGGAAACTATTAATCAATTCATGGTTGCGTGTGGGTGGATTATAACCATTGGTGGAGCTGTAGGCGTATTGTATAAAGCTTATAAGCATTACAAGAAGCCTACGGACGATTTAGAGCAACGTATAACGTCAATTGAGACAGACATCAAAGACATTAAGAAGAAGCTTAACAGTGACTACAACGCAATTAACAGCCAACAGGACGATGTTAATTTAGTCATGAAAAGTATGTTTAATTTGATTGAGAACAAAATCACAGGGAACAACATCGAGGGTCTAAAAAAAACCCGAGACGAGTTAATAAACGCACTGACCACACACGAGAAGTAAAGGAGAACAAGAATGATAATTGACGGTATAAATTTTAAAGAGTTAAATATCACAAAAGATGGGGAACTGATTGCATCCATTACAGATGGAAAAGATGGAATCGTACACAAGGACGGCTATAGAGTACAGCTTGTAGTGGAAGATGTCGGCATGTCGTTTGCAGAAGCATTTAAAAGAATGAAAGCAGGGCATAAAGTAAAACTTCCATCGTGGGGTGGTTTCTGGTACTGGGATGCAGAAAAAGAAACTATCATGATGCAGTGCAGAGATAAAGACAACGGAGAAAAGGGAGACTTATTAGATATTAGAGATACAAAAATGGTGGAATATACACTTAACAATATCTTATCTAATGAATGGCTAATTGCAGAATAAGGAGTGAAAGTATGGCTAAATATGTAAAGAAGCCTGTTGAGATAGAAGCAATCACGTTTGATGAGCTTATGAGAATCGGAGCAGAGAACGCTGATACTGTGGTTAACGGTATGCCTGTTAAGTTTACATACAATGGTTATGTCATTAGACAATATGACAGCAATTCTTATATCATTCCGACACTAGAGGGAGATTTTCTCATGACAAAAGATGATATGCTTATCACTGGCGTAAACGGAGAAATCTATCCATGCAAGAAAGAAATTTTTGAAAAAAACTTATGAAAAGTGTATTGAAAAATCCATAGTATAGCATTTACAATAATACTTGTAACAAATAATAGTTGTTGTTGAATAAATCATTTTTTACTTGCTAGTATGTGATTTGTTTCGAAGATTTTTCATGTTACAACCCTTTTTCTTATTGATTTTATAAAGTATAATACGGCAGGACTT